TAAAAGAACTACACCTGAGTTTATAACTCACCTAGAACCCAATGAGATATTTGTATTTGGAAGTAACTTGGCTGGCGGCACGGGAAAGGAGCCGCAAAGCAAGCCCTTAAGTTCGGCGCTGAGTATAGTCACGGCATAGGCATGACCGGCAACACCTACGCAATACCAACAAGGGACAGGCAAATTAAAACCCTGCCGCTAGATATAATCTATGTTTACGTGGAGGCGTTTAAGAGGTGGGCGGAAATACGAGATGATCTTGCCTTCCTTGTAACTCCAATTGGATGCGGGTTGGCGGGATATAAACCAAGCGAGATAGGGCCTATGCTTAAGGGAAGCCCGCCGAATGTCATCTTGCCAGAATGCTTCCTTCCTTACGTCTAAATAAACAAACCCCTCCTCCGTTTAAGGAAGAGGGGTTTGTTATTACAACATACTGGGAAGGTTGGCGAATTGGGTAGCTCCCGGCGGGAATCTTGGGTCGCCTACCCCATACGTCTCCCATGTAGGCATGGTTGTGCATCTAGGGCTACACTTAGGACGCGGACAGCTTATCATGTGAAAGCATAAGTTGCCTCCGGGGGTAATTCCCGACCCGCCGCAGGATGAGCATGATTTATGTAGACATGGATAATCGTCCTGTGGAGTTTGGATTTGCGGAGAAGATGGATAGCGCCCCATCTTTCCGCGCTTCTTCATTAGCAAATCAAGCAGGATTTCTTCTTCAGGTGTTAGGCTCATGGGATTATTGATTTATAAACTGAGTTCATCTTTAATATAAACGACAGCATCATTTATATAAGCGGAGCGTGATGCCACATGGCTACAGTTAGTTTTGGTGGGCCAGATGCCGGTTTATCAAGTCCCGTTGCCGGCCTGCAAGGAATTGTATCATATCCCCAAGTTGAATTTGGCGGCGGGTTTTTCGACACATCAAGTATCTCATAAACATTAAGCCCGCGAAGCTTGAGTTTCAACGCTTCCCGTCGAGACCTTACCACGTAAGTTTCTGTTGATTTTGGGACCCTAGCAAAGAAAACGCGACCCCCCCTGCGCTTGAGCTGCTTAAGCTTCGCCAATAGAATCCCGCAAGCCTTTGCATTTGGATTAAGGGACCTAGCAGCTAAGCTAATGGCCTCCTTGCCGAAGTTTGTTCTGGGCTTAACCTTCTTAGGTTCTGCGTCCCGGTGATTTGAAACATACCCATTCGGGTATTTCTCGATATGCTTACGTTCTGCTTCCCTGCGCTCTTGGAATAATTGTAATCTTTTCTTCATTGTGGGGGCGGGATTTGTTTAACCTTACCTACTTTGAATCGTTTGAGTTGGAAGTCGGCCCTAATGTTAACCATCTGGCCCGTTGACGCCCAACCTGAACCCTTGCCGTAAGCTATGAAGGATTTCTCATAACGCTCAAATAGGAGCATGTTATCCTTATAGCCCTTAAACTTAAGGACCTTGTAATTATCGTCGTAATAGAATTGGTCGATTTTGAATTTCATGGATAGTGGTGGATGACTGATTTGATCTGGCGCGGGTCCGACTTGTCGATTAGGCGATTCATGGCCTTCTTTGCGTTTTCAAGGTAGCTGAATGGGCCGACCGATAGGTATTCCCAATTGTTACCCGTTTCGCTTTGCTGGATGTAGAACATCGAGCCAAACCGTTCTTCTAGGACTTGTTCTTCGATTCGATAGTTCATAGTTTATAAACGTAAACTGGGATAGCTCTTAGGTGGGCAAATCTTATCATGTCTTCGGTTCCTTTGGATGACCCATCCCAAATGGCGAGCAGGGCCTCCCCATAGTTTCCCATTTCCCTATTCCGAATTGCGCCCGCTACCTTTCCATACTTATCCCATTCGGCGGGGAATCTCTTGATAGGTATTTGTCGTTCTCGGGCGAACTCCTCTCCAGCAAGGTCGATGCCTCTAGCACCTCCTGAAACGATTTCTGAGGCTTGGAATCCTGACTTAAGATAGGCGTCTGCAACATAATAGATAGGAGGGTGGTCTTGAGGAAGTCTCCGACTACCAGCTATGATAAGTTTCATTTTGGCCCTTTCCTTTGGGTATAGATAGCTACGACTTGATAACGGAATTCCTTCTCTCCAACCCTCATATCATCACCCTTCTCATAATGGGCGTTTGCCTGACCATCCATAATAAACTCGTCGCCCGACTTGGCTGCTACCCAATGGCACACCATCGAGAGAGGTTCTGGACGCCACCTAGCTTGGTAAAGAACCATCATCCCGACCTTAACCTCGCTGTAGGGAATCTTCTTAAAGACGATGTAATCCCCACCTGTTAAGAAGGGTTCCATGCTACCTGTGTAGGCTACGGGCGAAAAGAGCCCACCAATATCCCTAGCGTGCAGAACAGCCGCAATTACCTGCTGTCCGGGCGTCTGGTCCCAAAAGATAGGAACATCCTGTCGTTTAGGCGTGCAGGCCGTCAGGAACAAGAACGTAACAATTAATAGTTTCTTCATAATTCTCCTTTTACTCGTTTGAGGAAGTCTTCTGCTTCCCCTAAGTTATAGAACTTCCTTTGATGGCCTAGCACCGTGAAAGGTTGCCAAGCCTTTTGAATACCGTATGGAGTTACGTGGGCGAATTCAATTACAAACACCTTCTGCCCATTTATCTCCTTCGGTGTGATTCGATAAACCATGTTAGTTATCTCAAACGTCTTTAGGTGGCGTAAGTTTAACAACCTTATCATTGTTAAGGTCAGATACCTCTTCCTCGGAAACACCAACTACCTTAACCTTAATACCCGATTCGCCGTCTCGGCTAGCCTTGAACACAAGATGCATCCCAGAAAGAGCCGCCCCCTTCTCTTCATGCACCTTAGTAATGCAGTCAATAGCTGTATTGCAAATTTTAGCTACCTCAACCGGGTCCGTGAATGACATGGAGTTCGATAGTGCTTGTCCTACTGCCATAGCACAAACGCCCATGTTATCCCGATAGATTTTAGACTTCTCTTCTCCTGAGATAGCTGGGTCGATTTCGATGAAGGCCCTAGCGATCAAAGCGTAGGCTGCTTTAAGCCCAGCTTCGGGACCGCCCCTAGCAACCTCTGCCGCAAGAACACGGAAGGAGCTAGTATAGATCGACATAAACAATCCCATTTGGTTAAAGGTGAGATCGCCAACTGCAATCTCGCCGCCTGAATCTTTGCCTTCCTGACCAATGTCGTTAATCATAAGTGTGGTGGATTACAAAGAATGTCTCATAGAATCCTTAAGATTACAAGAAACATTTCATCTTTTTGTTTGATTTCTTATAATTTGTTGCTACCAATTACTAATCCCGAAAAGAAAGGGAATAACAAAAGGATACAAAATGAGAATCAAGCCTCCGTCACGAAAGAATCTGATTAAGTCTCGGCTAAAGAAACGCAGCTACCACTATTGGTTGCTGCCTGAACAACCAAAGAAGGTAGGTCGTCTAGGTCAACTAAACAAAGCCAACAAACGAGTTAGGCGTAAGTCTGAGTTTGTTTTGGCTGCTATCAAGCTAGAGGAAAGGCAGGTGCCAAATGGCAGGTAAAGCTGGACACGTATTCTCGTGTCGATGCTGCGGGGAAGAAAAGCCCGAAGATCGCGCAGAATTCGACAATCAGCTAAATGGCCCTGTCTGCCCAGAGTGCAAGCAGGACCTCAGGTGGGCTCAAGCTTGGCTTAAGAAAGCCGAGATAACCCGACCTTTGATGGAAAGAGATTTGAATGAACAAGTTAAGAAACGTTTAGGAATGGAATAATACAATGGCTCATACTAAGAAAAAATACTCAAACGGCCAATCTCGCGGGGGAACTCCGGGACAGGCTACAAACACAAGCCGTAAAGAAGGTCGCAACCCGAAGGATTACGGAAGGGTAGCTATCGGCTTTCATGGTGGCGATGTCTCCTACGAACGATGGGTAGCCGCAGGAAGGAAGGGTTACTAAGATGGAACCAACTGATCTTGAACAAGCAGAGAACAGGCTAGTCTGGACCCACAGGTGGAATACCGCACACCCGGAGAAAACAGCTACCTGCCACCTAGATGCCGGGTGTGTTAAGGCATTGCTAGAAGAGCTAGCTGACCTAAGAATGAAGGTTAAGCTAGGCTTTGAAATGGTAGAGGACGTTGCGTGCGGGGCTACGATTGAATCTGTAACCAAAGATATAAAAGTAGTTGACGAATAAAAAGAATCTGTTCTCTTGGGGATGTTCTTTCCCATGATAACATCAGTAGTCCTAACCCTGTATGTCGCCTTTTGGTGCATGTTGACCAAGGCATCGCAATACAGAACTAAGTAAACCAACTAGAGGGGCGGGCTTAAATCCGCCCTTCTTTAACTTTTGACGCAGGATGGTGTAACGGTAGCATTTATGAATTCTAAAGAATCGGATAGGTATCAAAATAGGAAAAAATACTTCCAACAAAGAAGGAGGAATATTGTTTCGCTAATAAGAGGTTTGAAAAAAGGAAAAAAGTGCGTGAAGTGTGGATGGGACGAACATCCATAAGTCCTGCACTTTCACCATATAGACAGAAAGACAAAAAGGTTTCAGATAGCATCAGGAAATTTAGGCTGTTACTCCAAAGAAACGGTTATGAGTGAAATAGTTAAGTGCGAACTTTTGTGCCCAAACTGCCACTCTTGGCATCACTTCCAAGAGACAAATAGATTTATAGCAGAGTAGAGGAGTCTGGAGTCCTCGCCATCCTCATACGGTGGAAACCGTCGGTTCAAATCCGACCTCTGCTCCCAACTTGGCAAGGTGAAAACAAATGGGTGCAGGATGCTCTATCGGCGCGTTATCCCACCATTATATCCAAAGGTGGTCCGTTTGTAAGACGGTAAGCTCCCCGCGCATAAAAAATTGGGAGCGCCCTAGCCGAGAACGCCCTTCTCCCATCCATGAGCGATGGTGCAGGTCTCTCGGTTTCTTCTTCGGGAAACCTGTAGTAAAATTCAGGGATTACTGGAACTCGCTCCCAACGAGGATAAACCACTTGGGAACCATTTAGCCTAATACAAATAACAAATGAAATACCAAGATACTCAAATCGCGGAAGCAGTTGCTTCCTCTAAGACGTGGAGTGAAGTTTACCGTAAGGTTACGGGTGCTCCCTTAGATAAGTCTTCCCCCGGCTTCCAATCGCACCTCAAGCGTCGTGCCATCAAAGCAGGAATCGACTTTGCCCACTTCAAGTTCCAGCGTAAGCCGAAGCCTGTCGTAGAAGCTACTCCTGTAGCCGTCTAATTTTGTAACAAACGTAAGTGTTCAAGGGCCTCCTTAAATGGGGGCCTTTTTTCTTGCATAATACAATTAGGTGATTACGCATGACTTATCCCTTAATAAAATAACTATGGCTAATTACAATACTCCCGGAGTTCCTGAACCCGAAGCTTCCGCAACCGCCCAACGGAATGCAACGCGTGCGTTTCCAGACGACACCAACGTAAGCCCGCCCCGTTGCTATGGTCAGGCCGTTGAAGCCCCTAATACGAAGACAGACGGCTTCGCAGAGGGCTACCAGAGCCAATATACCGATTGATCTTTAGGGCGATAGTGTAGCATCCATTAGCACCCGAGAATTCATCTCGGAGGCTGGGTATGGAATCCCAGTCGCTCACCTTCTTATGAATGACCATTGGCAAAGTTACGAGGATAGAGGAAAGGGTAAAGGCAAGGGAGGAGGGCATCCGGTTGTTCCCGAGCCATCCACTTACGGCTTGCTTTTCGTTGGGTTATGCTTGGTTGTCTTGATGGTTAAACGACTATCAAAATGAATAACAACTCTTGGTATCTTGCTAAAAACGGAAGCAACGCGTGGGATAACGTAAGCGAAGCCTATGCAAATGAGCTTCTTGATAATTCTGATCTTGGCGATGGGATGCTTGAACGCATGAAGTCCCAACGGAATTGCATGGTCCGCACCTATGCAGGCGTCTTAAGAATCGAATCCCAATGACCCAAGAATCCTCAAACCTTACCCCCCGTAGATGGAGACCCAAAGAGAGCTGGACGGCCCCCGAGCATGGAAAGGTAGCCGCCTCTATGGAGAAGGACTATCCGAGGGATGATTGGGGTAGGCGGCTACCCGACAAACCGAGGGAGCTTAAGGTAGACATCCGGCCCACCATTCTCGTCCCTCCGCGCTTCACCTATAAGCCTAAGAGTTTATGAGCAAAACAATCAAAAAGAAACCGTATAAACGTAAGGTAATCAACAGGAAGAAAGAAAAGTTAGAAAAAGTGCTTGAAAAGAAGAAAGACCTGTATGTATCTTACTTCTGTTAGTTTGATGTCTACCAGCATCGTAACCTGAATTTCCCTGTTAGTTTGAATGCCCGGTTCCGTGGTCTGGTAGCCACCAACCGGGCATTTTATTGCCCACTAACCAAGGTAGCCACCTTAGAAGAGGCACTCAGCAGATAGCGTGATTCACAAATCCTAGTTTCTTCTTTGGGCATTCTTGTTCAACTAGGTCAAGGGTTCCAACGGAAACCTCGTCTCAAATGGGCAGCATAGAATCATTCGATAAGGGTCGGTGGTAAGTCCTCGACCCTTCTTATGGGAAATACCTACAAGGAATGCCTTCGGTGTGTCCTGAACTCAATGGGCAGCGAATTACAAACAACTAAGTTACTTATGAAGACTAAAATAACAAAACAAAGCATCCATATCCAGATAGCTAATAAGTTAATCCTTATTGAGATTGATGTAACAAAAAAACTAGACCTAACCTCAAGAGACAGGTGGGAGTGGGGTTGGTGGCAATTCTGCGCTCACGATAGAGAAACCAACACCTACCGAAGCGATCTACCGTGGTTTTATCGCTATCAGCTTTCCATGAAGGGATTCCAAATTAGAGTTGGGGTTCCGGCTGGCGTAATTAACAAATTTAGGGAGATTAGAGAGTGTGTGATTGACGTGAAAAAGAATCCATATGGTTGGAGCAATTACTACTGGCCTGATTCTAATTGACAGCATCACAAATAAGGATACGCCTCTAGCAAATCTAACCACTATGGGATACGAGAAACATCCAAGACTCGGAGGGAACACCGCTGGTCGAGCATAGTGCAACAAGTCCCGAAGCATACTGCGTTTTTACGCTGCTTAGAACTTTGAGTCCGAAATTACTTGGACTCAAAGTGCCCTCTCACCTACATTTTTACACGCGGCTTAGATTACAAACAACTAAACTACTTATGAATATTATTAAACTAAAAGATGGTAAGGAATACGTAATAGGAGATAACGGAACTATTAAACTTGAGTGGTTAAGGGGTGGATGGGATTCACTCACGAAAGACCAATACGAAAAGCTTAAGTCATGCGGAATGATGTGGGAGTTCTATCCGTCCGCCCCGGAATACTGGCCGTTGTAAAAACGATTGACAGAATACAAAACGAGGATACGCCTCAAAGAAATCTAACCACATGGGAAAACCTAAAAGATTCATGGCAGTTGCAGACAACCACGGCGACATGCAGGATGATTCAACAGTAGCCGCCGTTCTGGCGTTCAGGGAAGACTTCGACCCTCAAATCCGAGTCCACCTTGGAGACAACTGGGACTTTAGGAACCTTCGTAGAGGTGCAGGTGATGAAGAAAAGAAAGACTCTCTTGAAGGAGATTGGGAAGCTGGCGAGAAGTTCCTGCGGGATTACTTCGCTGGACCCGGTGAACGAGTATTCCTTTTCGGGAATCACGACGACCGAATCTATCAAATGGCGCGATCTTCAAGTGGGATGGCAAGAGACTATGCTGATTTGGGAATCCGCCGAATCAACCAAACCTTTAAGAAGCTAGGTGTAAAATCCTTCCCCTACGATGCAGCAGATGGCATCTATCACATGGGTAAGCTGAAAATGATTCATGGGTATCATGCAGGAACGTCCGCCGCCAGATGCCACGCTAACGTCTACGGGAATGTGATCTTCGGCCACGTCCACACCCAAGAAGTAGCTCCCGTCCCGTCTGTTGAACCCGCCGAAGCTCGCTCTATCGGATGCCTCTGCAAGAGGAACATGGATTACATCAACGCCAAGACAGGAAAATTAAAATGGACAAATGGGTGGGCTTATGGCTATCTATTTGAGGATGGAACCTATCAACTCTACACCACAAGAAAGATTGATGGCAAATTTCATGCCGCAACGGAAATTAAAAGTTACTAAGAAAAAGACAACTTATAGACGATACGACTCTCTTCCAAGAAAAGGGACTGCATCCGTAACCATAAAACTAAAATAACCATGACAATCGTAACAACTGGACACCTTTACTACCTAGATAACTTTGATGATAAGACGGATGTTCAAGCCATCCAGTTCATCGAGAAGAAGCCGGAATCGGAGGGTTCGACTAAGCTGATTACCGTTAACGACGGGACGACAAACGAGGAGGTATTGGCCATGCTGATCGACCGTCTTAACTACTTGCAGACTAAGTTCCCGTGCCGCGAGAACGCTATCGTTATCACCAAGCTTGAAGAGTCGCTGATGTGGCTCAATAAGCGCACGTCTGACCGGAAGGCACGTAACGTGGAAGGAACCAACGCGAAATAAGGTGTCCGATAAGAAAAAGACAGCTCGCGCCTTAGCCAACCTTGTCCCCAACGCCATCAAAGTAAGCGTAGACGGGGACGAGATGTTCGTTGCGTCCAATCGAGAGGAGAACTCGATGCTTAACATGATAATTGCAGCGAAAATGCGATTCATCCTAGAAACCACCCTCAAGAAATACAAAGAGAAGGACGTAGTAATGAGTCCAAAGGAACTCAAGGACTTTACGGATGCCGCCAAGAACATTGCTGAGTTCTCAGACGTTATCTATGCTGGGTCCGACCCACTTACCGACAAAGGACCAGAAGGCCCCAAGAACGTAACTGGATCAGACACCATTGAAACGATTAACTTCGATAGCCTAAAGAAGCCAAATGCAAATCAAGACCTGCAATCAAATAAACCGCCTGATAACTGAGGAGCGGTGGAGTGATGCGGGTCAGCTCGTTTTACAGGAAATCGGCCAAACCCAAGTCCAAATCCGCAACAAGCAGCAGGCTATCTCAGTATGCAGGAACCTCTTCCAATGGCTCTTGGATAACGAGATGTATCTTCATGCCGCCGCCCTCCAATGGGGGCCTGACATGTTTAGTGCTGAGCCTGAATGCGTCCAGCGAGTATTTGCCGCCCTTCAAAAGAACGCCAAGGTTCTATTCTGCGGCGCGAGTTCGATGGGCAAAAGTTTTAACGCCGGTGTCTGGATGTATCTCGACTGGCGCAGAGACCCCTATTATACCTCAATCAAGTGCGTTGGTATCTCGGACGACCAAGTTAGAAAGCACGTCTTCTCGCACATGCTTAGAATGCACAGCATTTGCGCTATCCCGATGTTGGAGGAGGTTTCGATAAGAGAATCAGATATGTGGATGGGCATTAAGGGAGCTGGCAATGAGTTTGGAATTACTGCCGTCGCTTATAAACAATCGGAAGAAACGTCCGGTGGTTTGCGAGGTTACAAATCAATGCCAGTTAGAAAGGTAAAGCACCCCAAGTTTGGGTTTATGTCTCGCCTGCGAATCATCGGTGACGAGGGCAATCAATGGCCAGCCGGACCATTCAAGGGTATTAACACGATTGTGTCCCAAATCGACGGGACTGAACTTGTAAAGATTTCAATATCCTACAACCCCGAAAGCGTTTCCCAATACATCGTTGAGCTGTCTCGCCCACCTAACGGGTGGAGTCCAGATGACCTCGAAACTCTTCACGATTGGGAGTCTGCCTATGGTTGGGCGGTGTGCCGCCTTGATGCAGCAAGAAGCGAAAACGTAATCCATAAGAAGAAGATTTACGAGGGACTCCAAACCTACGACGGGTTCATCGGTTATCTCAAGGGAGGCGGAGATGGGTCTGCATCATACTGGTGTTACGCCAGAGGCTTTCCTCCGCTTAAGGGATCAATTAACACGATCATCCCGCCAGCTTGGCCGTCTGAATCTAGGGGTGAGGCCGTTTTCATCGAGACACCGATTACGTGTGCCGCTATCGACCTTGCATTCATGGGTAAGGACTCCGCCCAAATGGCTGTCGGAAGATGGGGCCTTGCATCTGGATTTAGGGATAAGGACAGGAAGTTCAAGCCATTCATGGACAGGCTTAACGTTGCTCGGGAAAAACCGCGCCACGTCCTCCAAATCGACCAAATCCTTCCGATGGCCAAGCATGACGATACCGTCAAGATGGCCGAAGAGATTATTGGGCGATGCAAGAACATGGAGATCAAGCCAGAGTGGGTTGCAGTCGATAAAACCGGATACGGCTTTGGAACATGGTCCCATCTTCAAAAGGTGTGGGGGCCTGTGTTTGGCATTTCTTGGAACGAGAAGGCCACCGCCAGAAAGATTCTTGCCGAAGATCAAGTGGGTGCAGATGGGCAGGTTGAGGGCGTTATGAGCGAAATGTGGTGGGCTTTCCGCAGGTGGATGGACCCAACTTGCTGCGCATTACTAATTAACGACATTATCCCGCACCAACCAATCCACACACAATTAACATCTCGTCGTTACCGCAATGGAAAGAATGGAATCAAGGTGGAGCCAAAGGAGGAGTATGTCGCAAGAAACAAGACCTCGCCCGATGAAGCAGATGCTCTTGTAATGTTGGTTCACGTTGTAAGAAACAACTCTGAGGTTATTCCCGGCCTAGTTGAGCAGCAATCCAAGGCTAAGGCTGGACGCTCCAACCAAGGTGCAGTTAAGTTTATGACCCATAAGCAGATGGCTGAGTCTATCGAAACCGACGACTACCAAGGTCCGGATAACCAAGATTAACCATGAAAACCATGAGCACTATTAAAATTCCATGCGAAGCAGGAGAAGTATCCGATGGATACCATACCTTCAACGAGCTTTATGAGCACAGATGCACCCTCTTTCTGGCTCTGATGAAAGCGCACCCATCACTTTCGTGGATTAGCGCAAAACATAGCGACGGTAGCACTTGGGATGGATGGTTCATTGCCGGGATTAAGGCCCCAACGGGTGATACAACCTATCATCTTCCGTCAAGAATGTGGTCTCTCGCGTGCGAAACGGGAGCCGCCGTCCTTGAAACCGGAATGCATTGGGACGGTCATACGGCATCCGATGTTGTTGATCGCATTCAGGCGTGGGTTAAAATGAAAAACTGAACGACGTGCTCGAACTTAACAAGAACCAGAAGCGTCTTCCGATTGGTGGTCATCACTTTCGTGACCATAGCGTTACGTTCCGTGGAGAGACGCTGGACGAGGTTGTTAAGAAACTTACAAGCTTCCGCGCCTCCAACAACATCCCGGCGGGAAACCCTGAGCAAGAAGTCTTGTTTTTCTATGCCAAGAACTGGCCATACATGGTAAAACGCTCCGAGAACGAAGAACAGCAAGCAATTGATAATGATTACGTAGCGTGGCGTGACTCAGTTTACAAATTGTGGTCTGCTAAAGCCCAAGACTTCGTTCCAGCAAAAGAGGCGGTCGATAGGTGGATGGTATGCGAAAACTGCCCGCACCTTAGAAAAGTAGACTGGCCCAAGTCAGAAGAAGTAACGGAACTCCTTCGCAGGACGTTCCTTTTAAGCCGAGGATTACAAACGCCATCCTTTCTAGGTTATTGTGCTAGACATTCGACCGATCTTCGCTCAGTTGTTTACGCAGAAAGTCCAACATCGCTGTCGTCCAAGAAAGACGGCCAGCAACCTGAGAAATGTTGGATTCTCTAGTTCCTTAGAAGGCAAGCGTCGTTATCTTCATCGGGTATTGTTGTTTCTATCCGTGGCTGATAGCCTAAAGTCTTTCCGGCGTGCGGGGGTATGTGAAGTAATCCACCCGCCCTTCTTACTTTCTCGCTCAGGTAACAAACAAACAAAATCGAAAGGTCCCAATGGATTCGGCAGAACTCAATAGAATGCTGTTAGATCGTTTTCAGGAAGTGTGTATGCACCTCCTGCCAAATGGAAAGGTTAAGGGAAATCTTTATCTTGTTGGAGGAATTGATGGATCGGCGGGCGAGTCCCTCCAAGTAACGCTTACAGGCTCCGCCGCGGGCCGTTTTATCGACTTTGCCAACAAGGACGACAAAGGAGCCTCCCCCCTTTGGTTGTGGGCTAAAACGCGAAGCAAGAGCTTCCCTGAGGCCATCCGTGAGGCCAAGGACTGGTTGGGGGTTAAGGATGAGGACTTTGGCATCAAACGCCATAAGACCAAAACCTACAGCAAGCCCGAGAAGGGCGGGGTTCGCCTAACCGGACCAAATACAAAGGTCATGGATTACATGACGCTTGCCCGCAAGATCGACCCTCGGGTTGTGTGTGCCGCCTCCATTGCTGAGACAGATGACGGAGAAGCTATCGTCTTCCCATTCATTGAGTATGACATCGAAACTCAAAAGAACCATGCCGTTCACCGGAAGTATCTCAAAGTAGATCGTCCCGACGGAAAGAAGGATTCATGGTCAACCAAAGGAACTAAACGCTGCCTATTCGGAAAACAACTTATCAATGAAAACAATTCTGAACTCATTATTACAGAGGGCGAAATTGATGCTCTGTCTTTTCATAGCTGGTCTCTGCCTGCTGTTTCTGTTCCTAACGGCGTTTCTGACTTTGAGTGGCTGGATATTGATTGGGAGTGGCTTGCCCGATTCGAGAAGATATATGTCTGCATGGACATGGATGAACCCGGCAAGCAAGCTGCTCCAGATATTTGCAAACGCCTTGGACTTCATAGGTGCTTTATTGTTAGCCTTCCAAAAAAAGACGTAAACGAATGCCTAACTAGCGGGCTTACTAAGGAGGATATGGAGAAGTGCCTAGCTACCTCTAAGCAGATCGAGCTAGACGAAATCAAGCGTGCTGACGATTATACGTCCGAGGTATGCGATTACTATACAACAGACTTCTCCAAGCAGGGCTGGGATACCCCTTGGTATCCGAACCTCCCTTGGCGCGTGCGTAAGGCTGAGCTTACAATCCTTACGGGGTTCTCGGGACATGGGAAGACAATCGGCCTCAACCAGCTTATCATGCACCTCGTCCAACAGGGCGTAAGGGTTATGGATGCTTCCCTTGAAATCAAACCGGGGATGACGCTATACAACATGACTCGCTGTGCGATGGCTAAGAAGCAATCCACCAAAGAAGAAGTCCAAGCCTGCATTAGCTGGCTCAACGATGGAATCTTCTTCCTCGACTGCATTGGAACTGTAAACACGACCCGCCTCCTTCATGCTATGGAGTATGCTAGGAAGCGCCACGGAGTTGACGTGTTTGTAATCGACTCCCTATTCAAGTGTGGTCTGTCGTCTGAAGACTATGGTGGGCAACGTGAGTTTGCTGACAAGCTTACGACCTTCTGTAACAATACGGGTGCTCACGTTATCCTAGTCGCCCACTCGCGTAAGGTTTCATCTGGCAACGAATACACCGCTCCTACAAAGGCCGACGTATCTGGAAGCTCCGACATTACTAACGCCGCCTTCAATGTAATCGTATGGTTCAGGAATAAAATGAAGAAGCGTAAGCTAGATGAAGCTAGGCAGGCTACACCTCCCGATATTGAGACTATAAACGCTTGGATGGACGAGAACGACGGAGAGATCATCCTAGATAAACAACGGTTTGGTGAGGGCGAAGAGGCTAAGGTAAGGACATGGTTTTCCTCGGAAACGACGCAATTCCATACCGTCCCAAATAGAAAGACACCTTACTTCCAGCTCAAATCATAAAAATATCTTGCTTTTCAATAAAATGAATGGCAATCATTATACAACTTAACCAAAGGATAACACCAACCTAAATGGCCGACACTCAAGGTTTCCCCAACAACGTCCTCCAAGATGCTACCGGCAATACGCCGAAAGTTAGCGAAAACCTTGAGGTCGAGAACCGCACCATCGGGTCAATCGAACAAGCGTTCTCCGTATCTGAGACGCTTGTTAATGATTGGAAAAAGGGTATTTTGTTTTCCGCCCGTATTACGGCTAAGCTTCAGGGTGAACGCCCATATAACCAAAAGAAGCTGGAAAGCTCAGGCAAGTCATATAAGACTAACATTTCAACCGGATTTCTGTCAACCGAATGCAGCAAAGTAACCCCCCGGTTGTATATGCCTATTAAGACGGCTAAGTATCTTACAGCTTCGGAACTCCCAGCAGGCTATCCTAATGGGGCAGAGAAGACACTACACTTCCGCCAAACGATTACCGACGCTATCCGCTCTTGGCCTAAGTTCAATTTCTACATTCGTGGTCTTGCTCGTGAAGTTGGAACCTTCGGTTTCGGCTTCAACGTATGGTTTGATGAATATGAGTGGCGTCCGACCTTCTTCCGCATGGACAAAGGCTTCGTCCCGCAAGGCACAGAGCTTGCCGAAGAACCCCAGTTCTTCATGGCTAAGTATGACTATTCGCCTAGCGAGCTTATTAGCCTTGTTAAAGAATCCCTCGCTACTGGACTTGAATATTGGAAGAAGGAGAACGTAGTTCAGGCTATCAATTCGGCTATCCCGCCTCCGGTTGATGCAACCTACCCTAATGCACGCACCTATGAGGAACTCATTCGTCAGGCTACTTGGGCGTATTCTTATACTAAGGGCGTTAAGAAAATCCGCACTTGGCATCTCTTTGCTAAGGAAACTACCGGAAGAGTCTCTCATTACGTCCTTCTTTCCGACGCTGGCCCTTCGCCTTCTTCTGCGGCTGGTTCTCCTCAGC